TGTTGATCGTCTGTGTTGAACTGTTGCCAGTATAAAGGTAGGTGCTGAAGACATCTTCAACATACTCACCCCCACCACCAACACCAGCGGCGGCTTGAACTACGTCACGTACTGCCATATTAAGCTCCCGCCATTCCAAGTCCGAGGACAAAACCACGCCACGTCGTTCCACCGTCATGCGTAAAGAATGCCAGTGTGTCAACACCAGCCGCTGTCAGTGTGGGAGCCGTTGCCGCCGCCCAAGTAACGCCTGAGAAGAACGTTAAGGCCGCAGAGCCACCGTTGGTCACCTCAAGCACAAATGCACTTACAGAGCCACTAGAGGCCACGTTGCTAACCGTTAGCGTTTGAGCGCCTGACAAGGTGTAGGTGAAGTAGTTGCCAGCAGACAGATCGATGTCGTTAGCACCCATTGCCACCTTGGTTTCCTTTAAGGCGGTCATCGTTTGTGCAGCAGTAAATGTCTGCGCTACATCTAGTTTAGCTGTGTCAGCATCATAGGCTTGAACAGAAACACCAATAGCTGAAGTAGGTACAACACCTGTTAATGTATTGTCTGCGTAAGCGATGGTCTTATTGGTTAGCGTATTAGTAGACGTAGCGGTGAGGTAATCACCAGCGTCAATTAAATAGGGGACAGATGCCCACGCAGTTGTGCCATCGCCAATCTTAATCTTACTTGTGTCAGTCTCAGCACCCATCTCACCTAAAGCAAGGATTGGGTTGGCTGTAGTCCAGTTAGAAGCGGTATCCCGACGAATTTGAATTATGCTAGCCATTAAGCTGTACCTCCGTTAATTACTTGAGAAATTGTATAAACACTATTAGAAAAACCACCATCTACATAAAGAATTTCTGTTATTGTAGTTGTTGTGGGTGCTACTTGAATCCAACCACCGCTTGTATAAACACGCATTTCAGTCTCTTCAGTGTTGTAATATAACGCACCTATTAACAAAGCATTACCGTCATTGTCAACACTGGGGTTAGAAGCCTTTGAGCCTAAGTAGCGATCATCAAACTCATCAAAAGAGGCAGCAGCGGCTATTGCTGAGTTGTCGGCGTCTGTGGCATACCCTGATGCTTCTACTGCGCTTGCAGCGGAGTTAATGGCTGATTGATTAGATTCACCAGCCTTAGTTGTTGAAATACCAGCTTGATTCGTTGAAATAACAGCTTGATTTGTTGAAATAACAGCTTGAGCAGTAGCATCGTCAACCACTCCCGCAGTAGAAGCAGCACTGGCAGCAGCAGCATCTCGTGCAGTTTCAGCCAAACCTTGAGCAGTTTGAGCACCAGTTTCAGCTGTTTCAGCGTTAGTTTCAGCCAATTCAGCGGCTGTTTGCGCTGTTTCAGCATTAGTTTCAGCTAGTTCAGCAGCTGTTTTAGCCGCCTCAGCAGCCGTCTTAGCCGCTTCAGCATCAGTTTGAGCAGATTGAGCAGCAGTTTTAGCCGCATCAGCAGCAGTAGCATCGGCAGCTACACCAGCCTCAGCAGCTTCGGCGGCAGTGGCAGAAGCTTCAGCTTCAACAGCGGCTTCTTCTGCTCTTAGCGTTAATTCTGTAACTTCGTTTAAGGTGATGCCACTGCTAATGTCACCAGCACCTCCTACTCCACGATAGATAGCCATGTTTTCTCCTTGTAAACCTTTGTTGAAAGGCTCTAACAAAAGCCCTTTAACAAAGGAAACCCTCCGAAGAGGGCTCCTTTAGCCTAATTAGGCTGTCATTGCAATTGCAACAGCAGCTTCATCACGCAACTCTTTCACGCCATACAGCATGTCAGAGGTAAACAATGTACCCAAGTACTCTTGCTTGTACTGAGTCTGTGAGCGTACGCCCAGCTGCTCACCCAACACAAAGGCATCCTTGTGGAACATCATACCAATACGAGCGTCGCCAGTGGCAGTCTCGCAGTTGGTAGAGACGTAAACCTTAACGCCATAGACGTTACCGATTTCACCGTTACGGATAGTGTTGTTATTACCAACGTCACCCACAAAAGCTTGCTCAGTGAAACGAGCCAAGCCCATCATCACGTTACGAGCCACTGGAGGCAGAACCAACACACGACCGTCCATAGGCACGTCTTGATCATCCAGAGTTTGGATAATCTTACGGATACCTGCGTCAGTGATAGCTGATTCGTTACCGCCTGTGTACAGGGTAGAACCGTCACCACCGATAACAGCCTTGTTATAGGCAATAGTACCGTCACCACCTTGTGAGTCACGACCCAACTGGAGGAGATCAGTATCAACTTGCTTAGCCAGCGCATAACCAGCGTCGCCCGTGTAGAACTTACGCAGTGATGACAAAGCTTGAGCTTCCGTGATGTCTTCAATCATACGGCTATACTCGTAGTGCTTGTCGATTACCAACAAGACTTCAGTATTTGCTGTTTGTTGAATAGTCACAGCAGTTGCTGCGGCTTTTACAATGGCAGAGCCACGAGTGGGCTTAGGGATATGGAGAGTGTCGCCTTTTTTGCCCTTGAAGGACATCTTAGAGACGAGGTTCGCCATAACGAGGTTTTGCTTGTAGGCTGCGATGATTTCGTCAGACCACAATTCTGGGATGAAGGTACCAGCGTTTGCTTTTGTTACAACGCTTGTAGAACTACCGGGAAATGCTTGATTTGCCATAATTATCTTTCATAATGTTTATTTAACACGACCCTCCGCATAAGCATTCATGATTTCTCCAGAAAGCTCTTGATAACGGTCAGGGTCAGTACGCATGAGATTAATGATGTCGGCTCTGCGATAGGTTTTCTTACTTGCTGTCTCTCCAGATCCTTTGGTTGAACCAGTGGATGCTGAACGAATAGCTTGCTTACGCTCAATCTTCTCAACCGCTTCTGACTGGTTAACTACTTGTTTTCGTTCTTTCCAAGTAGTTAACAGTTCATTAGCTGCGTCAAAGTCGAAATTGCGATCAGCTCGACTAAATAGCTCTTGCCTTACTTTGCTCTTACCAATCCATTCACCAAAGCTACCGTCTTGAACGACTTCAGTAAAATCAGGGTGAGCGCTTTTAAGGTTTGCCATCGCCTCTGCCCTCTTTAATTGTCCGTTAAGCTCTTCCGCTTGGCGAACCTTAGGGTGTCGATCAATAGCTCGTGCAATAGCTTGGTCGGGGTCGGTAAAGAAATCTATCTCATCCTCGACTGCTGGGGCTTGTTGTTGTTGTGAGACGGTTTGGGTTTGTACAAAGTCATCTACAATGCGCCGAAGTTCGCCAACTTCACTCCCTTGTTTGCCGATAGCTCTTTCGGCTTCTTGATGCATACGGACAATATCTTTAACAGACTTGCCTCTGTACTTATCGGGAATGTCATCGTCTTCTTGGGTTGGCTCCTGTGGAGCTTCCTGTTCTACCTCTTCAACAGAGGAAAACTCTTCGCCTTGTTGTAGGTCTTCTTCACCTTCGTCCATAAATGTTGCCATTAAACTCTCCGTGCTAAATAAGCATTGTGGAATATAATTATGTGCTTATGCTTAATCTAAAGCGGCACTCTTTTGTTCCTGCTTTATCTTCTCGTTTCGCTTCCGTTCCCACTGCATTGCTGCTCCAGGAAAATCTCCGGTCACGCCCTCAAGTTTGACCATAGGCTTGCTAACGATACGGATAGCAGGTTGACCACACACTTTACATTCGGTTGTTCGGAGTTCCGAATCGATGTAAGCTTCTGTAATGTGATCGTCTGAGCAGATAAACTCATAGATACGCTTAGGCATATTGTTCCTTCTCAAAGTCCTCGTAACTGTTTTTAATCGATGACTCGTAAGAAAGGACTCGCTGCAACGCTTCTATTTGTCCTCTGCGGAACCAGAATTGTTTCTCGTCTGGAATGGTAGTAATATCCTGAAGCAAATCCATATTGTCGGATATATCTTCTACATATTGCTTCCATCCCTGTGAGGAAAACAAATCTAATAACGTTTCGTAATACTGTTGTAATTCTTTGTCCATCTCTTTTTCCTTTCTTTGTTAGGAGAGATGTTGCTATTATACCACACTTTTAACAATTTGTCAAGCGTTTTGTTTACTTTGCATTTGCATAGTAGCAATACGCTCATTGCTTTGTATGTCTTTCTCTTTAAGCATTAGATCGGCAATCTTTGCTCGTTTGGCGAATTCAGCTTCATCTGCGTTACCTGTCTGTAGGTTAGTAGAGAGAGCTGCCGCCAACTTAGCCTTAACAACCTCTGGCTCCAATTGAGATTCGATTGAATACTTCTGGGCACGAGCTTGCGCTTCCATAGTTTGAGCCTGTATCAATTCAAGTTGAGCCTGAGCCATCTGAGCCTGTTGCTCCATTTGCTGTTGTTGCGCCTGTTGTGCTTGTTGTTCTGCTTCTGGGTTAGGTTGCATAGATTGTTGCAACTGAGCCATGAGTTCTTCACGGTTAGACAGACCCATGTTGTCAATAACAGCAGATACCAGCATTGGGTACATTGGGCTATCTTGACCCAACGTCTGCAACAGTTGAACCAGTTGTGTTACCTCGTACTCACGGGCAATAACACCCAGAGATGATGAAGGTACAAACTTATAATCGCTAACAGGGTAGTTATCAGGGTCAAACTGCATGTAACGCCATGCTGTCTTCTCGATCATAGGGATCAGGAAGGACTCTTGGAAGTTAATCAGGGTACGCTTGTGGCGCTTAATGATTGCACCCATCGACATGGACACAGCACCAGCAGCAGCGTCACCATTGATAGTGCCGGGGATGCCAGCAGCGTCAATAGCACCAGTAGCCATCTGAACCATCTTCTGAAGCTCACCTGCCTGAGCAAAGGTTACCTGATCTAGGTTACCAAACTTAAATGGCTGGAGGATTTCAGCAGGGTTGCCGTTAGTCAGGATAGTCTTGCCCGGACGTACTTCCATCTTAGCCCCACGAGGCATACGAGAAGCGTCCATAGCGATCATAGGATGCACGGTGAGGGCTAGGGCATCAATACGAGCACGAAGCTCAGCATCAAGCGCCTTCTGGCTGTTATAACCCTTCTCACAGATACCACGACCCCAGAAACGAGAGGGAACTACATCCCAAGGAAACGCTACAACAGGACGATCCTGCATCATGTAGGGGTTCTCTTCGATCTTGAGTAGTTGACCGCCGTTGGCAATAACAATGATTGCCTCAACGTAGCCCTCTTCCTCTTCTTCTTCATCGTCATCAGATGTCAGCGTCTTAGACATCTCATCATCATCTTCCTCGTCTAACATGGCCTCGTTAAACAAGTGTTTTGGCACTAAACCGTAGTATTTAGTAAGGCGTACCTTATCTTCGTCAAAAGTAGACAGCTCTTTGTCTGCTTCCAAGTTAATGTCGGTAGCTGCGGTCTCAATATCAACATCACGATAGATACCGTTCTGTATACCTAGCTTAACTTGGTGTGTTGGTACAAATTCGTCAATAACAACACCTAAAGCATCCTCAATAGAAGTAGCTACAGGGTCAATTAAGAAGTTTTGTGGTAGAACAGGGCGTAGTTTAACAACAACACGGTCTACAATGTTAACACCAACCGCTTCCATCGCACCATCCATAAGAGGTTGCGTAGCTGGCTTCATTTCCTTGACTTCTTCGATGACTATTTCGCCAATACCAGTGCCAAAAACAGCAGAGTTTAGCAAACACTCAGCAACAGCCTTACGTGTCTTAGTAAAATGGAAGTCTTCTGTTAGTTGCTCACGTAAATAAGCAATATCTTGTGGGTCTTTGTCGTTGCGGTCATCACGAATGTCAAACCACTTACCACGTCCAAAGGTAGCTTCCTCTACTTCAGCTACAGATGACTCTACGGCTTGTTGTAGGGCAGGGGAAATAAGACGTGAACGCTCTGAATCACGAGTTTTATCCTCAGCAGCCCAAATACCACGCCAGAGACGGTAGTACTCGTCAAACTTTTGCTCGTAGTTAGCCTGATAGTGATCACGCCACTCATCGGCTTTGTTAATAACCCAGTTTTCTAACTTTGGGTTAGCAAATTTGTTGTCATCATCCATATTAATATCCTGAAATTGTGTCTAAGTACTCGTACTCTTCCTCTTCAAAATCTAAAACATAAGCTACTTTTGCAAGTTGCTCAATGTAAGATAATGCATCGGGTAAGTCATCATGTACTAGTTTGTTTGGAAACTGGAATAGTTGGTCTAGGAACTCGTTGTTCCAATCACCCTTGTTAAGCTTAACGTAACCATTCTCAAAGCGCCCTTGCAGCGCCCATACGACACGATCTGTCTTCTTCTTATTACCGTGTGTAAGCTCATCAACCCTAAAGAAGGTTTGACTTCTCTTCATAATGTCGTTCATGTAGGGCATAACCGCCTGTCTAGCGATACCCTTCTCAATCCCAACTGCTATAGGTTCGTACTTCTTAACAGCATCAAATATCTTCTTAGCTGTTTCTTTAACATCCCACCTACCGTAGATAATCTCTGCTACCCACCAACCATTTTCGTTGGCTTTCACTATAGCCATAGCAGTAGAGTCAAGGCGAGTGTTTTTAACACCCTTACTTCCATCTTCCTCAAAACCCGCTAAGTCAACCGCTATGTAGAAGTCACCCTCTTTAGGCTCTTCCTCATCAAACTTTATCCACTCTTCTTTGAATAACTCTCCACCTGCCGCCTCGAAAGATGCCATAAACTCCTGCCGGAATGCAAATGAGGACATGCTTTTCTTAGCTGCCTCGATTTCCTTTGCGTCAAGTAATGGGTTATCAAACGAAGTGAAGTGGAAAGACTTAAATGTCTCATCTTCACCCTTTAGTCCATATTGATATAAATCGTAGAAGTGGTTTCTACCCATAGGCGTACCAATGAACATGGCACGACCCTTCAAGTCAGCTAAAGCAGGTCGAAGGATTTGCTCCCACACCATCGGCTTCATATCTGCATACTCGTCAAGGACTAAGAATTTTAACGAAACACCCCGCATCGTTTCAGGGCGGTCAGCACCTTTGAGACTAATAGTTGCCCCATTGATAAGCTTAATCTGCAAGTTGTTAATGTGGCTACCTGTAATGACAGCATGACCCACCTCAAGCAGGACTTGCCACATGATGTCACGAGCTTGACCTTGTGTAGGAGCAACATAGAATACATGACCTTTTTCGCTTTGTAGCGCTTCAACTATTAATCGGTAAGCAGCTAACCTACTCTTACCAGTACGCCGACCAGCCGCTACCACATGGAAACGAGTCTCGTCAGCCCATACCGTCTTTTGCCACGGTAACAGCTCAATCTTTAAATCACTCAAGGTTTTTTAGGTAAACGGTCTTTTTACCTTCCTTAACAGCACGTAGCACTTGGTTGTTATTCTTACCCTCTTCGAATGAGCAGTGAACCCATCCGCTATTTGGCTCACCTTCTTTGTAAAACTCTAGGATGAGTTGTTTGAAAGTAAGGTTATCAATAATCCACTTAGCTAAATCTTTATTGTCTAAACCCGGAACCTCGAAGTCAGCCGCACAACCCTTACAGTGGTCGCTTGTAGTACTCCCACCAATCGCCTTGTTTAACTCAGGGGATCGGTAGCCACTGGTGACGGTAACTACCCCATGTGAGTCTCTAACCTTCTGTAGCACCATGTTACACAGGGTGGTTAAGTTGTTTAACACCTCATTGTTTGGTGTGTTGTCAATATCCTTGCGAATTGCCGTATCACTTTTAGTTAACTCTTGGAGGCTAAAATTGCGTGAAAGTTTCATTATTTTTTCCTTAAATCTATAATCTTCTCTAACGTTCGACCACCAAAGTAGAAGGACATGATTAACATACCCCACTGCCCTAGTAGCTCAACGTAAGCGCTATTGGTGTTCATATCGAAAGCACTCATAATAGCAAACACAAAATAGCCTATAAGGATGGCTATTAGTGTCATGGGTCGTATGTTTTTAGATAACCAACTGTCGCTGGTCATATCAGAGTTTAACCTAGCTGTGAGGTTGTTTTGCTCTGTTTCGTATAGCTTCGTCTCGTTAGCTAACTTTGTTAACTCACCCTCTTGGGCTAACCGAGCTAACTCTATTTGCGCCTTCGCCTTAGCCTCTGGGTCGGGGATAAGTTTGTCAATTAACTTACCACCTATATTAAGTAATGAATCAAGTACCACTGACATCCTCCACGTCTATATAATTGTCCTCGTCAATCGTGACTGACTCACCAACACCACTGATGGTGATGTTAACAGATGGCCTACTGTTTGATGAGGTGGCCTTATCGAAATATGACATGGGTAACATACGGTCAACCAAAAGCTTCCACGCCGCTGCTTGATTCTTGTGGTCATCGTCAAGTGCAGCGTCTAAGATGGAGTCTAACACCTTGCGGGATTTAGGTGACGCCATCAACCGAGCTTTAAATTCCTCGATGGCTGAGGCATCCCCTTTAGGTCTACCAACTGGTCTTTTCTTAACTTCGGCTAACCTATCTTTCGATGGTCTACCCTTTTTCTTTGTTGGATTATCCATTGCTGGTTCCCCTATGTAGCACTAACTAGGCTATATAGACTACATACTTTCTAGTGCTAGTTAGTCTATATAGCTATGAACTATGAGGTAGTGGTTAACCATATTTAGTAACCAGAAACATCATACCCTATATAGTACATAGTATAACACACTTTTGCTATTTTGTCAAGTCTTTTCTTCACTTTTTTACAATTAATTTAGGTCAAAAATACTGTTCAGTCGAAATAGTCACCTTAGCGACTTCGACTGTTAGCTTTCCTTTTCTTGTTAACTCTCTCCTGTTAGCTGTTTAGTCAAAAGTGCTTAAAAATTAAGCAGTTATGCTTGTTAGCTATATAGACTATCTGTCTCTAATTAACCCTTATTTGTTCTTAAAATACCCTATTTTGTATCTGAGGTGGTACTACAAATATACAACGCAGACCAAGCCCTCCCCGGGGGTGTTGTTGTAGCTACGCAACAGTAATTGGGGACAGAGTTATCCACAGGTTATCCACAACTGTATAGACATACAGGTAAAGTTATCCACAGGTTATCCACAGGCTATATAGTCATGTGTGAGGGTCTATGCTGGTGGCTATACAGTTAGACAGACAGACCAGACAACCTATAGCAAAAGACTATCAAGATAAGCAGCCGATTAAAACATACAATCAACAAAAGTATTGACAGCGTAGAAAACTACGTTATCATTGATACATCAACAACCAAACCTAAAGGGGTTAACAATGACAACATATAAACAGCGTCAATTTAAAAGAGACTTAAAGCGTAGCCTACCTAGTTTCTTAGCGTCAGTCATGCTAGTGTCGATCTTGACGCTAGGTTTTATTGTCTTTTCTATCTAAGGGGTTAACATGATACGCATTAGCAAGACAAGTAAACTAGATGGCATCCTCTCCTGGTCACTGCAGGCCATCGAGACGTGCCCAGGGTCGCTAGGCAAAGACGGCGCATTAGTCCCGGCTTGTTCGGGTTGTTATGCCACCACTGGTAACTATAACTTTCCCAACGTCAAAGCCCCACGGCTAGAGAATAAACAAGACTGGCAACGTGACGCATGGGTTGCCGATATGGTTAAACAGTTAGACAGTAGCCGTTATTTCCGTTGGTTTGACAGTGGTGATATGTACGCCATCGGGTTAGCCGATAAGATGTTAGAAATTATGGAAGCAACGCCGTGGGTTAAGCACTGGCTACCAACCCGCATGGCTAAGTTTCCTAAGTTTGCTAAAGTTATAGCTAAGATGCAAGCGTTGCCTAATGTGATGGTTAGGTTTTCAAGCGATAGCGTATCGGGTGAATTTGATGCCCGTCATGGTTCCGTTATCATTGATAACCCCGAAGCATTGCCCAGTGGTGCTACCTTGTGTGAAGCATACGCTAACGACGGTAAGTGTAACGGGTGTCGCTCATGTTACAACAAAGACGTGCCAGTTATTGCATATCCGGCGCATGGGCGTAAGATGGCTAAGGTTATCCGTATTTTGTCCAACAAGGTTTAAGGGGTTTAGAATGAAACAGTTTATTATTGACGGTTTAGGTTATGCCATGTTTACAATGGTAGGTGTGGTTTTGTTAGCCGCATATTTTGATGTATTATATTTCACACAGTAAGGGGATAAAATGACTGAAGAGCAATTGTTTGAGTTTTTTGCATACCTTGCCGATTACATTAATGAGGAGCTAGAAAGAGGGGCCACTATTGACAAGTACAGTATTAGTGATGCTTACTTATCTTTTATGGGGGGTTCTGACGATGAATGAGGGGGTTTTATGCTAAAAGCAACATACATAAACGTTGAAGACGGTATATGCGCTACTGTCACCGAAGTGACTAAAGGTTATGCGGTAACCTTGATCGACGCCGACAGTGAAAGTATAGTAGCTACTAGGGTTTACGATAACGTTGACCAAGCGAGGGTTTGGGCGTTAGAATTTATTAAAGGGGTAAAACATGATTGACCAAGCGCAACACCACATTGACGAAGCCACACGGCTTATCAAACGAGCGATTATGACCGATACCCTCATGGGCAACAATCAGGCGGAGTATGTGGCCTTCTTAGACTTATGGGAGAGTCTCTACGACCTCGACCGCCTGATAAAGAATTGGGACGAAGACGAGGACACGGTAAAACAAAACCTACTAGCAGACGAGCGTTAACCCTAGGACATAATCGGCAGATTCTCTAATAATACTACTATTAGACTTTCTGCCGTTGTCTCTGGGCTAGGGCTTTTCCTAGGTTATCGGAGCTATACATGAAATTAGACCAACTACTACTATCGAGCGGTGGCAAATTTATCACGGTTACCTTCACCAAAAAAGATGGCAGCCTACGCACTCTCACGGGTCGCTTAGGTGTTACCAAGCATTTAAAAGGCGGTGTAAGCACTTTAAACCCTAACCTATACGTTACCATATATGACGTGCAAAACAACGGCTATAGGGCTGTTAACCGGTCTACGATCCATTCGGTAACGTGCGAGGGGGTAACTCATGAGTAATTGGTTGTTAGCGCTTGCTTTAGGGGTTATTCTGTCACTCTCACATTATCTAAACTAGGGGTTTTTATGGTATCAAATAAATTGGTAGTTTCAGGCTACAACGACGGGGTGTTGTTAATAGAATTGACGTATAACGGGTTGTTAGACTTTAAGCAAATTGATAAGATATGCGAAACACTACGACAACCACTCAATGACATGGGTGAGCGTGTAACGTTTAATATCTCTATCATTGACGATAATTTTTAAGGGGTTACCATGAAAAAGTACAAGGTTACAGTGCGTAAGTGCGTCTATTATTACGCCGATATTGAGATGCAAAGTAATGGTGTGACAGATGATGACGTGTTCGAAGATGCTTTCATCGCTATGGATGATATGGACGCTGCCTCTCTCATTGAAGATGATGATGAGCTAGAAATCCTAGGTGTTCAAGACTTAGGCACTGGTAGATATATCAATATATACGAGGTTAGCGTATGATGTACGAAATTCAGACTAAATGGTCACACATGGTTGTCTATCGCACCACCGAGCGTGGTAATGCGTTATATTGGCTCGAAGAGAATAACCAAGAGGGGATATTTGTGCTTGTGAAGGTGAAAAAAGTATGATATATTTGGCGGGTGCTATTTTGTTTATAATTTTAATTGGGAGCTTAGAATGAGATGTAATTGCTGTAATGTAATATTATCACCATTTGAGAGTACTACCAGGAAAGTGAGTACTAATGATTTCATTGACATTTGTGAGAAATGCTTGTCAACCATCGACGAAGATGTCAAGGTTTTGACCCGTGAAGATTTACGATCAGAAGTTGGCACGGATCTTGCAAACTATATAGACTGTTTTGACCTAACAAAGGATAATGATGAATAATAACGAAGAAGCTACGTTGTACTACACTGTTAATGACGCTATTGATGTTATCAATGCAATAGGTTTAGAATTATTTTTAGAATCTCTCTTCAAAGAGTCAAAAAAGCGTTCGTTAACCATTGATGAGATGGAGGCTATGAGAACGTTACATGACAGTTGGGAGTTATAATGGCTAACTACAAAAAGATGCATATACCCTGCGACCATTGCGGAAGTAGTGATGCAGCAGTTATCAACGAAGATGACTCGAAATATTGCTTTAAGTGCAATGTGCGAGACAAGCCACAGAATGGATTTAATATGGTTACCCTACCACAGGTATCAACCACACCCCAAAAGCCTCACCTGAGCCGTTCTGATGCGTTTCAGAGCGGTATTAGTGACCGACGGTTGGCGCTAAAGACAGTCGAGGCTTATGGTGTTAAGTTAACAAACGAAGGAGAGGTGTTATTTCCCTACTTTGACAAAACAGGTACGCAGGTTGCCAACAAGGTGCGGAGTAAGGATAAACAGTTTAAGGTTGAAGGTGAGTGGAAGACAGCCCTATTGTTTGGTCAAAACAACTTCTCTAAGGGTGGTGATGTTGTTACCATTTGCGAAGGTGAGTTTGATGCGTTAAGTGCCTACCAGATGATGGGTGGTAAGCAAGCTGTTGTCAGTATCCGCTCAGGTGCTCAGTCAGCGCTTAGTGACTGTAAGGCATCCTACGAGTGGTTAGACTCATTCAGTAAGGTTGTTATCTGTTTCGACAATGATGAGGTTGGTCGTGAAGCTGCGAACAAAGTGGCTGACTTGTTTGGTGGTAAGGCGTTGTTATTCCAACATAGTCAACAACACAAAGACGCTAGTGACTGGTTGGTGCAACGTGCTGAGGTATTATTCTCTCAGGCGTGGTTAGCATCTGAGAAGTATAAGCCAGAGGGTATTGTCACCATTACCGACATCAAGCAAAGGCTGTTAACCCCACCAGTGCCGGGTGTGCCGTGGTGTTTCTCTACGCTAACAGGGTTGACCTATGGGAGACGTAAGGGTGAGTTATATGCTTTTGGTGCGGGTGTGGGTGTTGGTAAAACTGACGTATTCACACAGCAGATAGCCTACGACATCGAGACGTTGAACAAGAAGGTGGGTGTTATCTACCTAGAGCAAAACGTGGTCGAGACAGGGCAACGGGTGATGGGTAAGTTAGACCAACGGCTATACCATGTACCTGACGCTGACTGGAACCGTACACAGTATGAGGAGAGTGTTAACCGAATTGAGGAGCGTGATCAGCTATACATGATGGAGCACTTTGGGGCTATGGATTGGAAGACGATTAAGGGCATCATTAAGTACTTTAACAAGGCGTATGACATTGAGCATATCTACCTAGACCACCTGACAGCGTTATCGGCGCAGGAGCAGGATGAGCGTAGGGCACTTGATGGCATCATGGCAGACATGGCATCGTTGGCGCAGGAGCTTGGCATCATCATCCACTTCATTAGTCACCTGACAACGCCAGAGGGTAAGTCTCACGAAGAAGGTGGACGTGTGATGGAGAAGCATTTCACAGGCTCACGGGCTATTGCACGTTGGTCGCACTACATGTTTGGGTTAGAGCGTAACAAGCAGCACACAGACCCGATTAAGCGACAGACAACGACGTTTAGGGTGTTGAAGGATCGGTTTACTGGTCGAGCAACAGGTATTAAATTTGGCTTGCAGTATAACCAAAACAATGGTATACTACGTGAATCAGAGCTTTTAATGGATGATGTATTATGATGGAAGACTACGGGTATTGTAGTAAGACGGGCGTATGCTTCAACCCTTTCGGTATCAAGCCTGAGTGGGTGCAGAAACGAGCATACAAGATACGACATGGGTTGTTAATTGAACAGACACAGGAGGCGTTGTTTTGACAGAGACTATTGGAACATCAAAAGTAACATTAATCCGTGAGAACGAGGACGGTAGTGCAGACTATCAACTCAACTTTTCACCGGAGGAGTTGGATGCGTTGACTAGGCTAGGTATATTAACCGCACTTCAAGTGGCGATTGAAGATGCTAAACGCCTAAATCCAGAGGAAGATGATGACTGATAAGATAACTAAGGATGGTGTGGCCTGCATCGACTTAAACTACTATTGGCGACCGATAGAGGAAGCACCACACGGTGTTAAGTTACAATTACTAAGTATGTATGGTGTGGCCTCTCACGGGTCGTTATCACCTGCTATAATTGAAGATGGTTTCTGGATTGGCTGGACACCCTTACCACGACGGAGGAAGTAATGATTGACAACATAACCCTATGGCACAAACATGCTCGACCAGAACCAACGGTGCGTGACCTAGATGTTCAGATAGGCTGTCACATTGAGGAGTTCATTGAGATGATGGATTCGTTGAACATAGACGCTAACAGTGACTTGGCTAGGGCGCTTGATGATTTAGAGGAGTTCGCTGACGCATTGAAGGCAGGTGTTAAAACTGTATCATCAATAGATCGTGAGCCGCTACTTGACTCACTAGCAGATCAAATTGTTACAGCTGTCGGTGTTGGTGTATGCGCTAAGATGGATATGGATGCTGCCGTAGAGGAAGTTAACCGCAGTAACTGGTCTAAGTTCAATTACAAAGGCTACCCTAAGTTCGATGAGAACGGTAAGGTTAAGAAGGGTGAGCATTATCGTAAGCCTGATTTGAAGGGGATGTTTTGATTAACACATCTTTTGTTAAGTTGAATGAGCTAATCTCGGAAGGTGATTGGGAGTATTTTGAAGATCGTGAGATGTCAATGCGTGAAGCCGCAGGAAGGATTAAGTTTATGAAGGATGTAACAGAGACGCTAGAGCAGCGTGAGGGACGTTATGGTGAGTACAAGGATGTGTCAGCCACATCACAGTGGTTAAAAGATATCATGCATGCGGGGGATAGTTGGAATGCGATGGAACCCTATATGCAGGAGAGCTTGGACTTGATTGCTAACAAGCTGGCACGTATTGTTAACGGTGACCCCTTCTATGATGACAGTTGGCACGATGTAGGGGGTTATGCAAAGTTAGTTGAAATTGAACTTGCTAAGGGGAAGTAATGCAACAACTTATTGAAGATACCCTAACTTACGATCCAGACACTGGTTTGTTTAAGTGGTTAGACAACTCTCGAAAACACGCTAAAGGATGGTTTAAAGGCACTCTTTGCAATGGATACTTGAGGATTCAGATTGGAAAAAAAGCATATTTAACACACAGACTTGCTTGGTATTTAATGCATGGTAAGTTTCCAAAAGATTTTATTGACCATAAGAATGGTATCCCAACAGACAATAGGCTATTAAATTTACGAGAAGCAACTCCACACCAAAACAGTCAAAATTGTAAAGGTCGTGGTACTTCTTTTAATAAAAAAGGTAAAAAATGGGAAGCAAGGATTAGTGTAAACAAAAAAGATTTATTCTTAGGGTTTTTTGATACAGAAGAAGAAGCACGTCAAGCATATGTCAAAGGTAAGAAAAAATATCACCCATTTTGGATTGAGAAGGAGTAAACGTGGACTTAGTTCTCGACATCGAGACAGATAGCAAGCAGAGTAAGATATGGCTTTGCTATACCCATAACAGCGACACGAATGAATACATATGTCACACAAAACCGGATACACTCATACCCTTAATAAACAAAGCAGAGAGATTGATCGGACACAACTTGATCGGCTTCGACGCACCAGTGCTCAACAAGCTGTGGGGAACGAAGATTGGATTGAAGAAAGTGAGAGATACCTTGATAATGTCAAGGCTACTCAATCCCTCTATCGAAAACGGTCACAGTTTGGCAGCATGGGGCAAGAGGCTAGGGAATCGTAAGGTTGAGTACACACGCATTTGGCATTGGATGAAAGGGTTACAATATGACAAGACTTCTACTACTCCTTATGACGATCCAGTTGATAACCTTAACCGCTTTTATTGTAGACAGGACGTGTCAGTAACTGTGGACTTGTACAAGTTGTTGTCTCAAGAGTTAAGAGGTTGGGGTGAAAGCGTACAGCTAGAGCATGACGTAGCGGCTATTTTAAAGAGGCAAGAGCAGCATGGATTTAAATTTGATAAGCACAAAGGTGAGGTACTTCTTGCTCAACTTACAGGTGAAGTTGCTGATATTGAAAGCGAATTGCAAGATACGTTTCCACCAATTGTCGAAGAACGAGTTAGTGAGAAAACTGGTAGAACTCTCAAAACCAAGGTGACCCCATTCAATCCCGGCAGTAGGCAGCAGATTGCTGAGAGGCTGGCGACATTGGGTGTTACCTTTACAGAGGAAACAGAGAAGGGAAGCACCATCATCAACGAGAAGGTGTTAGAGGGTATTGACCTACCAGAGGCTAAACTAATTGCTCGGTATCTAATGCTACAGAAACGCATCTCGCAGGTGAGTAGCTGGTTTGACGTTGTTAAGGAGGATGGTAGGGTACACGGTAGGGTGATAACAAATGGAGCCGTGACGGGGCGTATGACGCATATTAGCCCTAACATGGCGCAAGTGCCTAACAGTGGTAGTGAGTACGGTGTCGAGTGTCGTGAGTTGTGGACAGTTGAACCCGGTAACAAGTTGGTAGGTATCGACGCAAGCGGGTTGGAGTTACGTATGTTAGCCCACTATATGAAGGATGCTCGATATACAGACGAAATCCTCAATGGTGACATACATACGGCTAACCAAAAGGCGGCAGGGTTGCTCAATCGGAATACAGCAAAGACATTTATATATGCTTTCTTATATGGTGCTGGAGCTGCAAAGATTGGAGCAATTGTAGGTAGTGATGAGAAGGAAGGCAGGAAACTGATGAGGCGCTTCCTACGAAACACTCCTGCACTAGGTGAGTTGAAGGATAAGGTATCTCGTTTGTATGAAAGAGACGGGTTCTTACCGGGTTTAGATGGCAGACATTTGTTAGTGCGTAGCGAACATAGTGCACTGAATACTTTGTTACAAGGAGCAGGGGCAATTTTAATGAAAAAATCCCTAGTTATCTTGAACAACAAGTTAAAGTGTGGTATAATAGACGCTAAGTTCTGTGCAAATGTGCACGACGAGTGGCAGGTAGAAGTCTCGGAAGAAGACGCAGAGCAAGTAGGTAAGATGGCAGTAGCGGCTATCGAAGAGGCGGGTGTGGCACTGGGGCTAAGGTGTCCAACAACAGGAGAATATAATGTAGGTAATAACTGGAAGGAAACACATTGAACGAGCGTGAGTTGAAAGAGTTGGCTACTGTTGTTGATGGCGCAGATTGTGCAATCATCATTACAGAGAAAGATGGCGTAGTAAGCCTAGGTTTCAGTCAACATTTAAACGATATGGAAGTGTTAGATTTGTTAGCAGTTGTCACTTCCACATTTTATGACATTGCCGAAGAAGACGGTAGTGATTTGGTACATTAAGGAGTTAGTATGAATACAGAAGCAGTTAAGGTTAAAGCGGAAGTTATGTGGGCATTCTTGAACAAGCCCAACGAGATGAGTGGTAAGTTTCAGGTTGACCTATGTAACCTATCAGATAAAGCCGTAGGCGCTTTGGAAGAGATGGGTATTGAGGTCAAGACCAAAGAGGGTAAAGGCGCTTATGTCACCTGCAAGAGCACCCGACCAATTGCCGCCTACGACGATGGTGGCTCATTACTAGAGGGTGAAATCCTTGGGAACGGCTCAAAGGCAGCGGCTATTATCACGCCTTACGAGTGGTCATTCAAAGGTAAGAAGGGTGTTAGCCCATCATTGCGTAAGATGGTTATCACTGAGTTAGTACCCTACACTGGTGGTAGTGGTGGAGCGTTTGACGAAGACGATCTGCTGTAATGAATGCTCTACTTGATGCAGATATTCTCTGTTATCGAGTAGGGTTTGCTACCGAAGACGAGCATGAGAACACCGCTATCGAAACAATGGCGGTGTTTTTAGAAGATTTGTTAATGTTTGATCTAGTGGACACAGATGACTATGAGTTGTTCCTGACAGGCAAAACAAACTTTCGTAATGAAGTTGCGGTAACAGTACCTTACAAAGGTAACAGGAAGGATGTTAAGAAGCCGAAACACCTACCTCTCCTACGGGAATATTTACAAACGGCATGGGGCGCTAGTGTTAGCGACGGACAGGAGGCAGATGATGACATTGCAATACGGGCAACCGAGTTGGGTGAGGAAAGTATCATTGTATCAATTGATAAAGACTTTATGCAGGTTCCGGGATGGCACTACAATTTTGTAAAGAAAGTGAAGAAGCATGTGACACCAGAGGACGGCTTGCGCTTCTTTTACAAGCAAATTTTGATGGGGGATTCTGCAGACAATATCAAAGGGATATTTCGTGTAGGCGAGAAGAAAGCGACAAAAATGCTTGCCGACCTGAAGACAGAACAACAATTTTACCAGTGTTGTGTGGAGGGACTGGGAGAAGAACGTGTTTTAGAGAATGCGAGATTGTTGTGGTTACGTCGTTATCCGAATCAAATGTGGGAGCCACCGAGTGAAAAAGTTTAAATTAGCAGGGTGTACATGGGAGGTAGTAGAAACCGAGATGCCTGACCTAGGCTCTACAAACCCCGATGAGTGCAGAATTTTAATTAACAAGAAGTTAACAAAACAAGATAAAGACGTTACCTTTTACCATGAGCTTGTTCATGCGATTATGTTTACAATGGGTGAACGTGACCAAGACGAGCGCTTTGTAGAAGGGTTTGCTCAGTTGTTGTACCAGTATGAACAACAGAAAGTATAACGACGGAGAATGGACTGAGGCAAGGTTTAGGGCATTTATAATATCTGCGCTACGAGCTTATATGAAGCGATTCCCGCCTAAGTGGAAGGCTCTTAAAGACGCAGCGGTAGGTAGGTTAATTAACAAACGAAGTGGTAGGTTAGCAGAACATTATTTGTGTGCTGATTGTGGAGACTTCTTTATTGCAAGAGATGTACAAGTGGATCACATTGAACCCGTTGTATCTCCGAAGGAAGGGTTTCAAGATTGGTGGACATATATGAATAGGTTGTACTGTGAAGCGGATAACCTACAAGTGCTGTGTAAACCTTGTCACAAACAAAAGACAGCGGAAGAACGTAAAGAGAGGAAGAAGAAATGAACGTTAAGCTAATGTGGGTAACACCTCATGCCGAAGAGATGGTTGCTTACATGGCTCGTGTCTCAAACCCAGAGAATCAGAATAACGTAGCGACAGCGCCTAAGCTGCTACGTTACCTGATGAATAACAAGCATTGGTCACCCTTCGAGATGGTTAATGTTTGTATGGAGATTGAGGTAACACGGGACATAGCACGACAGATTCTGAGGCATCGGTCGTTTAGCTTCCAAGAGTTTAGTCAGCGGTATGCGGAGGCTTTGGATATGGAGTACAGTGAGGTACGGTTGCAGGATGAGAAGAACCGACAGAACAGTCTCCCTACTGAGGACAGAGAGTTACAGCGCTGGTGGGATGAGATGCAACGTAGTTTAATAGCGCAAGCTAAAGGGGTGTACGGAGCTGCTCTGAATAACGGGATAGCTAAGGAGGTTGCCCGGAAGGTTTTGCCAGAGGGGTTAACAAACAGTCGGATGTATATGAACGGGACGTTACGGAGTTGGATGCACTATGTTGACATCCGCTGTGACGAGGCAACACAAAAAGAGCATAGGGAAGTAGCAGATCAGTGTAAAGCGATTTTGACTGACTTGTTCCCTAGCATTTATGGAGAGAAAAATGGAAGATAAACAGTATTACCACTTTAAGAAGAAGTGCTCACGACCAAGTGTAGAGACCACCTCAGAACACTTCTACGTTTGTAATGAGGATGCCAGATGGGATGATGTCATGCGGCAGTTTGCTGCCTTTCTAGACTCCTGCGGTTATGTCGGTGTTTATGAGAAGGTAGACATCATGTTAGAAGACTACTGGGATACAGGGTTAGATACTGGAGGCTTTCGAGCATGAAGATACTTGTTATTCCTGACTGCCAAGTGAAGCCGGGAGTAGCTACTGATCATCTAACGTGGGCAGGGAAGGCTATCGTGGATTACCGACCAGATGTTGTTATCAACATTGGCGACTTCGCTGATATGCCCTCCTTGTCTACGCATGATAAGACTGGTAGTAAATACTTTGAAGGTAAGCGTTACAAGGATGACGTTAACTGTGTGAAGGTAGCCATGAAGAAGCTGTTGAAGCCTCTGCGTGATTTACAAGCAACACAGAAAATTACAAAGCACAAGGTGTATAAACCTCGTATGGTGTTAACAATGGGTAACCATGAGAACCGTATCAACCGAGCAGTGGCTAACACGCCTATGCTTGAGGGTGTGATTTCGACTGATGACCTAGACTACAAAAAAGATTGGGATGTATATGACTTTCTTAAACCTGTTTTTATCAATGGTGTTGGTTTCTGCCACTACTTCCCTGTTGGTGCTATGGGGCGACCAGCTAGTTCTGCTAGTGTTATCGTTAATAAGCTGCACATGTCTTGTGTTGCAGGGCATCAACAAGGTAAGCAAGTTGCTTATGGCAAAAGAGCAGACGGAACCGCCATCTGTGGGATAATCGCTGGTAGCTACTACCTACACGACGAAGACTACATGGATCAACTAAGCAACACACATTGGCGTGGGTTGGTCATGTTGAACGAGGTTAAGGACGGGGCTTTCGACGAGATGTTTCTCTCTATGAATTACTTACAGAAGAAATATGCTGACGATACCTGACATTTGTGATAAACTAAAACGTCTGGACGAGGTGACAATCTTGGAGCTGTTGGAGATTAACAGTGAAGAGATTGTCAACCGTTTTCAGGATAAGATAGAAGACATAGCTGATTATTTAGAGGAAGCACTTGATGACAATTAAAATAAACTTAGAACGGGACAAACTGTTCGACGCTCTCGGACTGCAACGGTTGCGTGAGAGTTACATGATGGAGGAGGAGGTTAGCCCACAAGAGAGGTTTGCGTATGTATCGGAAGCGTTCGGAAGTAATCCTGAGCATTCTCAGCGACTTTACGAGTATAGTTCTAAGCATTGGTTGTCTTATAGCACTCCCATTCTTTCTTTTGGTCGTAGTAAGCGTGGACTTCCTATTAGCTGTTTTCTTAATTACATTGAAGACAGTGCTGAGGGTCTCGTTGACAACTTATCTGAAACTAATTGGCTTAGTATGTTGGGTGGCGGTGTTGGCATACACCTTGGGATACGTAACAGTGATGATAAATCAACTGGTGTTATGCCACACCTCAAAATGTACGATGCTTCCTCTTTGGCTTACCGACAGGGCAGAACACGTCGGGGTTCTTATGCAGCGTTTCTTGATGTAAGTCACCCAGACATCATTCAGTTCTTGGAGATGCGTAAACCGACGGGTGATCAAAACCTGCGGACGCTTAACCTGAACCACGGTGTTAACATAAGCGATGAGTTTATGCAGGTGATCGAACGGTGTATGAAAGACCCAGAGGCCAATGACGATTGGGCATTAAAAAACCCCGCCAATGGCGAGGTCGTAGAAGTGGTCAGTGCTAAAGGGTTGTGGCAGAAGATGTTGGACTTACGTATGCAGACGGGTGAGCCATACTTCATCTTCATTGATACGGCTAACAGGGATATGCCTGAGTGGTTAAAGGATAAAGGGTTACGTATTAACGGGTCTAACCTATGTACCGAAATCTTCCTACCCACCAGCGCTGAACGAACGGCTGTGTGTTGTTTGTCTAGTGTTAACTTGGAGTACTATGATGATTGGAAAAATAATGATCAGTTTATCCCGGATGTTATGGAAATGTTGGACAATGTTGTCGAGTACTTTATCACTAACGCTCCTAAGCATATTAGTCGTGCTGTACGGTCTGCTACTGCCGAGCGGTCTGTTGGATTAGGTTCGTTAGGCTTTCATGCCTACTTACAGAAGAACAACATGCCTATCGACGGGGTGATGGCTAAGTTAACAAACAAAGATATTTTCGCTCATATTAACAAGGAGTGTGCTCGTGCAGATAATATTCTCGTTCTTAAAAGAGGCGCTTGCCCGGATGCAAGTGAGTTTGGCATTCAGCGTCGCTTTAGTCATCATATGGCTATCGCTCCCAATGCTTCTTCCAGTCTTATTATGGGTAACACTTCGCCATCCGTGGAGCCGTATCGAGCAAATGTTTTTCGGCAGGATACCCTAAGTGGTGCATTTGTCTACCGTAATCGATTCTTGTCGGAGCGTCTTGCTGGACTTGGTATGGATGACGATGACACTTGGGCTTCTATTATTGCCAACGATGGTAGCGTTCAGCATTTGGACATACCAGAGGATGTGAAGGAAGTATTTAAGACAGCGATGGAGATTGACCAGCGATGGTTAGTCGAGTTGGCGGCAGATAGACAGAAGTATATCGACCAAGGACAGAGTGTTAATTTATTCTTCCAGCCTAACACAACCATTGCCTACTTACATGCTGTACACTTCATGGCGTGGAAGATGGGGCTAAAGAGTTTGTACTACCTCCGCTCTGATAAGGTGCGTAAGGCAGACAAGGTTGGTGCTCAGGTTAAACGTCAACGTATTGAGGAGACGATTAATATGACAGCTATCGTGAACGGGGAAACATGCCTAGCTTGCGAAGGTTAAGTTGGATAAGGTGGCTAGAGATAGTCACCTGTCTACACATTATTGCTAACACATGGAGACAATGGTAATGAAACCACAATTAACAGAAGAGAGAAACACATTCAAGCCGTTCAAATACCCTTGGGCATATGACGCTTGGTTACAACATGAGCAGAGCCACTGGCTACACACGGAAGTGCCTATGGGTGAGGACTTGAAGGACTACCAGAAGAAGTTAACCAAGTCGGAGAAAGACTTCCTAACCAAAATCCTACGCTTCTTTGTGCAGGGTGACTTAGACATTGGTGACGGGTACTACACCCACTACCTACCAGTGTTTAAACAGCCGGAAGTGCGGATGATGATGTCAGGTTTTGCTGGTCGTGAGGCGTTACATGTAGCTGCCTATGCCCACCTGATTGAGACGTTGGGGCTGCCTGAGAGCACCTACAACGAGTTTATGCAGTATGGTGAGATGGTAGAGAAGCATGAGTACTACCAGACGCTTGGTGACGCTCCTATGGCTGAGAAGATTGCCACTATCAGCGCCTTTGGTGAGGGTATGCAGTTGTTCTCGTCGTTCGTCATGTTGTTAAACTTTGCTAGACACGGTAAGCTGAAGGGGTTAGGGCAGATTATTGCTTGGTCAATCGTGGATGAGACACAACACGCTGAGGGTATGATTAAGGTCTACCGTGATTGGGTGAAACAGAACCCAGAAGAGAGCAGTAGTGACCGCATCAAGGAGATTGCTCAGGAGATGGTAGCGCTAGAGGATAAGTTTATTGACCTTGCCTTTGGTATGTTTGAGGTAGAGGGTTTACGTGCAGAGGATGTTAAAACTTACATCCGATACATTGCAGACCGCCGCCTGATCAGCATGGGTATGAAGGGTATATTTAAGGTGAAGAAGAATCCTCTGCCTTGGGTGGATGGGATGCTTGGTGTTAGCCACACTAACTTCTTTGAACAACGTGTAACAGATTATTCCAAAGGAGCCACTAACGGCACTTGGGATGACGTATGGGGTAAGGCAGCTTAATGGTAACAAGAAAGAAAACAACAGACGCTGACACTAAACCGCAACATGGGTTGAAGATGCGACTGGATGACATGTTAACAATCAGTCCTAAGACAGAGAAGCAGAAGGAGTTCTTTGATGCCTACCAACAGGGTCATTACTTCTGTGCGCTGTCTGGGGTAGCTGGTACGGGTAAGACCTACATTGCCTTCTACAAGGCGCTTGAGGAGGTTATGGACAAGTCTAACCCCTATGCTAAGCTTGTTATCATCCGCAGTAGTGTGCAGAGTAGGGAGATGGGTCACTTGCCGGGAGATGCCGAGGAGAAGATGAACCAGTTTACAGAGCCGTACAAGCAGATAGCGGCTGAGCTGTTCAAACGCAAGGACGCATGGGATAGGTTGGTCGAGCAAGGGTATGTGGAGTTCCTCTCTACCTCGTTTATTCGGGGTACGACGTTTAACAATGCTATTGTTATGCTGGATGAGAGTCAAAACTGTACAATGCATGAGCTGGATACCATCATCACCCGTATCGGTCACACGTCCAAGTTCTTCCTGTGCGGTGACTACAGGCAGGTTGACCTAAAGAAGAGAGATGACAAGAGTGGGTTACTGGAGTTCCTAACCATCCTACGGTCAATGAAGGAGTTTACAGAGATTGAGTTCTCCATCGCTGACATTGTTCGTAGTAGTTTGGTTAAGAATTACATCATCGCTAGAATTAAACACGAGGATAACAAATGATTGCTATAAACATGCGCCTAGGTATTGGGTTTGACATTGAGCATAACGACAACATATGCCATGTGGTAGGCGATGAGGAGGGTAGGTTTATCGCTGCCTATGAGGGGCTTATTATTAGAATCCCCTTCTTCTCTGTTTACATCGGTGAGTTTAGCGAGTTAGATGAGGAAGTGTTGGAAGTAGAAGACTAATGTATAAGCAATTTGATAAAGAACTATTCGCCAAGTACGACGAGATGGGTAGGAGTATTGTTAAAGACTTTGTTAAAACCAAAGAAGTCAGAGCAGTCGATAACCCAGATAAGTATGGGATTGACTTGTTGTTATACAAAAATGATAGGTTAGTAGGTTTAGCTGAAGTTGAGGTGCGTAACTCGTGGAAGGGTTTAACATTCCCTTACGAAGATTTAAACGTACCCCAACGTAAGAAGAAGCTGCTGGATAACAATATCTTAACTTACTTCTTTTCTATCAATGCAGACGGAACAGCAATGTTTTACTGTAAAGCTAAGGAAGTGTTAAACTCTGAACTTAAAGAGAGTGGTAACAAATACATAGCCTCTGGGGAACATTTTTATAAGGTTCCTGTTGATAAGTTGAAATATGTAGTGCTATAAAAAAAGCCCCTAGGCATCACTGCTTAGGGGCTTTTTAGTTTATTGAGAAGAAGCTTTAACTGCTTCTACCAATGACCTGTATCCAGCGGGGTTAACTTCAGGAGCTTGTACTCTTCCTGCTAACATGTCAGATATTAGTTTTTGTGTTTGTTTTGATCTCATGGCTTGTTGCATCTTATCTGCCGCAAAACCACTACCAGAAACTAAAGCGGCTGAGATAGGATCGACAAAAGCAGCACCAAGAGTACCACCAGCTACGATTTGATTCCGTTGTGGGTTAAATCGAGCTACAAATGATAACAAAGCATCTTTAGTACCACTGTTAGCAGTTTGTCTAATTGCCTTTTGCTCGTCTGAATTAAATAAAGCCATCCGTCTCTTGTTAGAAGCTAGGTTAATCAACCCACGTCTAATCAATTCACTTTCAGAAGCTTTTGGGTCTAATGCTTTTGCTTCAGCGACATCAAGAACATCCTCTAGTATTTGAGCACGAGATGCTACTTTCCATTTGTTACGAGCAGTAGACAATGTTTTTAATGCTTCACCAACATTTTGTTTACCTGTGATAACATCAGTAGGTTTCAAACCAGCCATAAAGTTATCTATTGAGTTAACAACATTACCAGCCAGCAACTTAGTAACAGGGTCTTTACTAAGTTTCATTTGGTTAGCTGCTTGCCGCATTTGATCTAACGTGTCAAACTTAACACGTTGTTGCCCAATCATCATTTTATACTGGTCTAACAAAGTAGCTACTGGCTTATGGTCAGGTAGCGCAGGATTAAAGTTAAATTCCTCTAAATCCTTACGAATTTTACTGACCATACCTAAAGCACTAAGAGGCTTAACAGTGATACCTGCGTTCTTTACCTCAGTATACGCTTCATTAGCTTGTTTTCGTACGTCTGCAATAGTAACAGGAGTGGGTAATGGTTGACCTGTTTTAATAGCTTTAGCAGTAGCACCACCAGCCATAACACCAGCAGCAATACCAGCAGCAATAGATAACACAGGGTTTTCTGTTGCCTGTGCTACATCTTCACTAACCATAGTAGCCACAGGAGCAGCTACACCAGCCGCTGCTGTCTGAGCACCTAGTTGTTGTGTTAACGGCGCTAAAGCCTGAGAACCTACCGCCTTAGCCAAAGAAGCCTCAGCGCCTACGCCTGTCATAGCCCCTACACCGCTTTGTACGGCTCTTTCTAACTGGTTCTGAGGCTCTGGTAACCCCGCACGAGTCATAAGCTGTTGTTGAGCCTCTGAGGGGAGTGGTAACTGATACTCTTTTTCCCTAATTGCAGTAGGGGTTAGAGATGGGTTACGAAGACCCATATTAACAAGAGTGGTAGTAGCATCGCTGACCATACCCGGAATAGCGGTAACACCAGATATAGCACCACGGGCGGTTAGACCAATCTGGCGACCTAACTCATCTAACATGCTAGTCTCTTCAGGCTGTTCAGTCGGTGTTGCTTCTTCGGGTTGGCTCATCATAGAAGAAGCAATTTCAGCTAACCGAGTTGCTGCTTCAGAATCTCCAGCCGCATCAGCATTACGCAGAGCAGTCATTACTTCTTCATATGTGTATTCCATTATTTACCTTTTCAAATACTTATTAACCAATGCGCTATCTTCGGCATTAGGAACAACTCTTTTAGCTTTTGCTTCAGCTGCCGCAGCATCTCTTTCATCTGGGTTAATACCATTAAGAGTATCCAGCCAGTTTTGGTAATGTTTTTTAATTTTTTCTATGTTAGCACGTAATTGGTCAGGAGATTGTTCTTGCTTTAAAGAAGCTACTGTACTTTGTAGGGCTATCAATTCTCGCTCTGATACTTGACCCAATGCACCGCCTGTAGGACTAGCATCACGCATAGCTTGAAGTTGGTCAAAGCCAAGGTTAGCTTGAATAGTCTCTAAGTTTGCCTCTAAGTCAACTGCTTCAGAACCAGCTAACTTTTTCATTACTACACCGCCCAGACCAGCAGTACTACCACCAACTTGAGAAAGAGCAGTGTCAATTGTGTTAATAATACCAGCAGCTTTGAAAGCATCTGCTTTATTCTTTTTCGTCTGAGCAGCCGCAGCATCCGAAACTTTTTTATCACCCTCGGCTATTTTTTGCTGTGCAATTTGAATATCAAGCTGTTTAGACATTAAATTCAAAGCAGCTAAAGCTGCTGGGTCTCCTTGATTAGCCCTTAAATCTAACTCTAATTTTCGAGTAGCCATTGCCTGTCGTTTAGCGGGGTCAGTGATGCCAGCTAAATCCATTTGCTTTTCAAAGGCAGACTTAGCTTCTGGTTTAGGCGCTTTACCTGCTAGTTCAGCCTTATTATATGCTCCCATAGCCGCAGTAAATTCCGATGATCCCGGTGTCAAACCTTCATCAATTAATTGTTGAGCGTATGGAGATATTTTTTCTTTTTCTTCTTTTGTATAACGAACTAAATCGTTAACGTTTTTTGTCTTTTTATATTTAGCTACGCTCTCAGCTGTAAAATCTTTCAGTAAAGATATACTATTATCTGTAGGTTTTAATTTAGATGCTGCCTCACTCGCTTGTAAAGCCTCAGCCGTTAAACCAACAGCTTCAAACTCTTGTGCTACAGCGTTTAAAAAAGCTGCTCTATCTTTTGTATCTACACCACGAGCTTTAACTCTTTCAAGAGCCTCTCGCTTTTTAATAGCCTTCTCTTCCCTAGGGTCTTTAACACCCGCAATCTTCTGCACCCCTTGCCCTAACATATTACCCATGTTACTACCCACGGTAGCTAAGAAAGCCTGTGGGGTAGTAGCTTGACCTAACTGTTGTTGGAAAAGCTGTTGTTGTTTCATCTGTTCAGCACGTGGATCATACCCGCCTGTTAACATGCTATAAATATCTGTAGCCATTATGTCTCCTTATACATCAAAGGGGTTGCGTTGTACCCCGAGGCTGTTTAACTGGTTTAACTGGGATGCGGTAACAACAGGTGCTGGATTATTATTACTGTTAGTACTTGGATTTATCTGGTTGTTCAGCCTATTCATACCCATATTCATCAAGTTATTACCAAAAGCAGCGCCAGCATAAGCAGAGCCGGGAATAAGTGGGTTAGATGGCGTAGTGGCCTGATACTGTAATTGATTACCCTGCAACCCTGTTAGCCCTGTCTGTTGACGTTGATACGCTTCCTGACCACCTGTAAGCATTGCTTGAGGAGTACGTAGAGCACCTTGACCGTATGTTTGAGCCGCTGCACCTAAGTTGCTGTAGACGTTACCCATACCAGTACCATAGATACCAGCTTGCACTGCACCTGCTTGAGCCTGTTGAGCACCTAGGTTACCACCTAGTGTAAGTTGACCCATACCGTATTGTTCTGGAGCTTGTCCCGCATTGAACAACCCCTGTGTATATTGCAGTTGGTTAGCTTGTTGTGTTTGACCAGCTTGTGTAGCATTAGCGGCAATCTGAGCGTCAGCCTGAGCACGAGCACGATCCCTTTGGAATTGCTCTTGGTTAACATAACCGCCTACACCTGCACCAGCGGCCTCAGAGGAAATACCCATTCCAATACGACCTCGACTGAGCTGTTGGTTACGTAGGGCTAAATCTTCTGCCGTGCGCTGAGGCTGTAACAACCCCTGCTGTTGTGTCATGTACGCTTTGGCGGCTGCTTCAGGAGTGGCTGTTAGACCACCTGCTGCTGTCTGTGCTGTGCCATACAAGCTCTTCTGATACGCTTGCATTTCAGGAGATAGGTTAAACCCTGCTGCACCTGTGTCCTTATCAAAGAAAGTACCGCCAGTAGCTGTTTTGATTGAGTATGGACGGAAATTAGCCATCTCAGACATCTTAGCGGTATCAGCTAACTGACTCTGAGCAATCTCTGTCTGTACGTTACCAATAGCATTGGCAGCTCGTTCTTGAGCTTGAGCTAGAGTGATTAGACCAGCATCATAGTCAGCAAACGCTTGGTCTGCTACTGATCGTTGGATGCCTGTGTCTTGACGTAGAAGCTGGCGTACTCGCTGTTCTTCTGCTAAACGTAAGGCATCTGATGCTGCTTGAGCGTCTGATGCCTTACCTGCTGCGCTACTTGTTAATAAACCACCTACTAAAGCGGGGGCAACGGTTGTAAGTAAACTCATTATACTGTCCTCTTCCACATTTTAACAACCACATAGGGCTGTACGTTGGTATTAACCCCACCAGTAGCTACAGTGGCTGTGCCTGTTGTTAATGAATCTGTTCCTGTCGCTGCTGTCACGGAGTGTGTGTGAGTTGATGTTGCAATGTCTTTACTACCACCAGTTTCTTCTAACGTGTTAAACAAAGCATCTGTAGCATCTTGACCCACAATAACCTTACCAACACCAAACTCTACCCATGTACCAAAGCCCAACAAAGTAGCTGGGTTAGTGCCTAAGGTAGAAATATACAAAGCACCTACTGGGTAAATAACCTGAGCGACAAGCCCGGCATACGCAGAGGTGTTTTGGAAGGCCGCATTAACAAAAGCTGTTGTAGCTATTTGTGTTGTCTGTGTACCTACTGTAGCTGTCGGTGCTAGTGGAACCCCTGTAAAGTTAGGGCTAATTGCGTTTGACTTACTGTTAACTGCTGTTTGAATAGCGTTGAACTCATCGTCAAATTCCGTACCCTTGATGATCTTATCTGGATCACTAGGAAGGAGGGCATCCTTCGCAGCAAAGTTTGTAGCCTTAGTATATTGAGCCATTTATTCTGTCCTTCCGCCTTTAATGAAAACATCTATTTTTTGTACTGAGAGTTCTGCGTTGTTAACATCAGATTCAAAGCCAATTTGAATAGTAGAGCCGTAACCTCCCACGCTACTCCTAATCTTTTCTAACACAATGCCTTTTGAAAACTCACTATAATCTGTAACAGTAAAAGAAGTTTCCCATGTGCTTGTTACATCTGTCCACGCTGAGCCACTCCACTGATAAACATTGTTGTCATCTGTTGTCATGTAGGCATCCCCTGTATTAGGAGCACCGGGTAGCGAAGCGTAGTTAGCAACCACACCTTTAAACTCTGAGTAAGTAACAAACTTGTCTACGTTATACTCAAAGATTTCTCCAGCTTTCAACACAAAAGGATATGAACGATAAGCTCCAGAGTAATCCGTTGCTACTTTAATAGTAAACTGTTGGTTAGCTCCTCCTAGGATAGTAGCGCTAATCTTCTTTATAATCTTGTTAGTAGTAGGTGAACCAAAGTCAAAGTAGTGAGAGTAGTAACGAACCCTATAAGAAGCCGTATTATCTGTGTAACCTATGTACTTCCCAATGCCGTTAACCTTACCAATTAACACATCCCTGTTGCGTAAGCGTAGGAAAGAATCAGCCTCGTATTGGTTCCAAATAGTAACACGAGACGCTCCGTTCTCTAATGCACTACGCATGTCTAAACAAAAGACAGTCTTAATAGAAGGGAAAGATAGCAGGTAGAAAGCATTGATCTCAGAGTAAACACTAGATATATTGTCTAGGTTACCCGCCAAAGAAGCCTCTGTGTTAAGATCATCTAACAAATCATCTCGGACATTAACTGTCAAATCTCGCATAGGCAAGCTCTTCTCTTGGAGGAGGCGACCTAAGCTACGAACACCAGTGTCAGAGAGGAAGATTAAGTCAGTACCTGTATTCTGTACACTCTTGTGAGCCACACAACCGACACCAACAATAATATCCTGTAAAGCAAAGTCGATGGATATTGGGTTATCAGCACCTGAGTAGATGACAATATGATGGCGACAGAAGATGATTAAGAAGTTATTATGTGCCGCTATGGATATGATGTCATCAGTGTTATCAGGTAGCACCGAGGCAATGTTTAAGGAGCCGCTAGAGCCTCCATTGAAGGCAGGGAAAGCAGTATCTACAATGTCAGTAGACCAGTAGACAGCATTCTTAGTAAACGACCAGTAGCGACCCCAAGCCGCTATAACACCATTAGGATACGCTGTACCAAAGTTTTGAGTAACGCCTGTGTATGTTGTTATTGTTTTAACTACAGGAGTTGCTACTGAGCTGTAGATAAGAGGCTCTTGGCCTTCTTGCACCAATATAGAAGTGTCGTTTAAGTTAGCACCACTCCAGTTGTCACTTGTAATTGTGTATGCTGCTGGAGTAACATCTGTCAGAACCTCACCAACACCACCAGTAAAAACCTTGTTGTTACCCGCAGAGAGGATGTCTAAGCTATCGTCAGCATTAACATGCTCCAACATAAACTTAATAGGTTCTCCGCTAAGTTGGGCAGAGCCTGTGGTGGTTTGCATTGTCCACCCCTTACGTGCCCCTAGACGCCCATACTTATCAATAATAACATTGTCAGCTACTTCCGCAAAGTTGGGAGATAAGGTAACACCACTCTCTTGGGTGTTTAAACCGAAGAAACCGGGTGTTACAATGGAAAGAGCTTCAAGTTGTTTCATACTGTATACCACACCACTTCTTCAGGGTGACGATTAGCGTCCATAGCAATCTCGTCAGCCAAGGCTATCTCAGCAGACTTATAGGCATTGATACTCTGTTGTCCACCATCCTCACCACGCTCCTCTAAGGCCATCGCAGTGGCTAACAGGATAATAGGTCGTGTAGGGATATAGATACGATCTGAGTCATTAACTAACACTTGGTTACGCAAGACCACGTTAAAACGGGTGACATACACACCATCAGGGATCGGGTAGACATCAACTAAGGTGTCCCCATCATCACTGACGCCGTTAAAGGTGTAATACTGAGGAGAACCTGTAGGTGGGTTCTCTAGCATATAAGCCTTGTTAAACCAGCTAGAAGTTTGATACTGTAGCTCATTCCTAGAGGTAGCATCCCAAGCATCTAACACTTCAAAGTTATTACTACTACCTTGAATCTCGTAGTTAAAAGCCCCTGCTGTTGTGTTACCTGAAAGTGTCTGACGTAAGCCACCCCACTTCCAAGCTACCTCAGCCTGACTTTTAGCCTCGTTAACAAAGTCACCAATCAGACGAGCATAACTGTTTGAGTTACCTTCACCCTGTACTGTGTCAACCGTGCTTTCTCGCAGTCGCCGTAAAACACTATTTACTGCTTCAACATATGTCATTATGTATTCCTTTTGTAGTTATTATACCACACTTTTTATCTTTTGTCAAGGGTTAAACTACCGCACCACCATAATAACCACCGTTTGAAGGATCAACATCTATTGTTCCCGGGCCACCTCGGGCTATTAAATTATTGATACCTACCATACGCATTTCTCTTTCAGCCTTGGTTTCATTCTCTAAAAAAGCAATCTGCGCAGGTGTTAACCCAGTACCATAACCATCACCACCACCTCCACCCATTACAGCGTTATATTGAGCTTGTTGTTGTTGTTGTGCCGCCTGTGCCTGAGCAGCATACTGAGCTTCCAAGTCTGAACGCAGTTGAGACAAATCAGTCCGTGGAGCAGATAAGTACCCTTGGTTAATATCACGCACACCTTGAACAGAACTAAACAAACTAGAGATGTCTGAGGGTACTGGTGACTGGAAACCTGTGCTCATCATACCCGGTGTATCTACACCTTGGACAGGTTGAGGACGTAAGGTTGGGACAACACCGGGAGACGCTTGTGTCATGGGTTGTTGTGAATAAAAATTAATAGGTGCTTTACCCTGTATCCCTAAGTAATCATTTACAGCGTTATTAGCAACACTGGGGGCAGTTCCCATAGATTGCGTGAACAAACTGGCTACTTGGTTTGGTGTTAACCCTAGCTCTTGTCTCCGTGCGTCTATTAATCCTGATACATCTTCACCAGCAGCTATACGCCGTTGCATGTCTTCAAAGTAAAGTGCGGATGCATCTAGCTGTTCAGGTGTAAACTGAGTCCCTTGGTTAGTTAACATAGTTCCCGTAGTAGCTGACCCCATGTTATTAACAACATCTTGGAAACCAACTTCGCCAAACCTCTGCTGATTAATTAGATTTTGCTCTTCAACAGTAGGCGCATAATTAGCAACAAACTGAGTAAGAGGGTTTGTAGCGTCAGTTTGTGCCGCATAAGCAGCTGTTGCACCGGGGTCTAATTCTAGTACTTGATCAACTTGCTCAAATGGAATGTTGTTTTGCCGTGCGTAGTTAAGCAGTATCTCTCTAACATCAGTACCTTCAGGGGTTAACCGTTGAGCTTCTGCAATAATTTCTTCTCTAGTAGCCATATTATTCTCCGTCAAAAGCTAAAACAGCTTGTTCTTTTCTTAAATCAAAAGAAGCCATGGCATTCATTAAAGAACCAGCTTCTGTTAAAATTTGGAGTGAATCTCCGCTTTGCATTACCATGCTATCGCTAAACTGTATATAGTTGTTAGCAGTTAATACATATCCAGTTATAATGTAAATCTTATGGGTAATGTCGTGAGCGTGTTGCCAATAAATACTAACAGTTTTATTGTTACCCTGTCGGTTACTAACAAAAAGCGTACTAACCTCAGCTTTATAACCAGCAGGAACTTTGAACAACTCTGTTAACGTATCGGGTTGTATTACTTTACCTACTGAATGTCTCATTTCTTCTTCTTCTTATTCTGTTTTGAACGCCCATTACGTTCTGGTAATTTTCTATTCATAGTTGACCTTTCGTTACAATAAGCCAGATTATACCAGCTATAATGACTACCCCTGTTACAACAGAAGCGATAATTAAGAATCCATTAATCCAAGCCCACATCAACTCTTTACGTTTCATCTGGGCTAAAACAATCTCTCTAGCCTCAGCATTACGTTTACGCTTGGCCTCAGCTTGAAACTTTAACCAATCATCCCACAAGCCCGGTCTGCCTTGGTAGATGAACATCTCTTGTAGGTCTTTTTCATTTTGCTTAATCTGTTCGAGAGCAAAGAAAGCCTCAGAGTCTGATCCCGACTGACTAGCTTTCTGGACTAACTTACTCTTGTTATCAAAGAACTTAAAGATGTGCTGACCAGCTGCCATAATGTCACCACCGTTGGCTATGGTTTCTTTAATCACACCAAAGGCAGCATTGGCTATCGCTAGTTCAGCAAGCATGTTATTTCCTATATTCTGCAATCATAAACGAGAAAGCGGTAACAACACCAGCAATCCAAAGTAAGGGTTTAGCCGCCCTAGCAATCCATTCTAAAACTGTAAAAGCCCCTTCGGCGGCAGAGAAGGCTTTAACCACATTCTCTGTCTCCTCATTTAGCTTATCCACCTTAGTCTCGACTGCCAGTAACCTTTCATATATTTCTTTATGGGTTACTTCTGCCATGATTATTCAGGCTTTTCAGGCCACGTGATGTCGTTAGGAAAGCCCGCCTGTGCGCTTACGTCACGCAAGGCTTGTCGGTAGGTTGCCCATTCAGTTGCCACCCCTGTGCCACCCTCAAAGGCTTTGATAGCCATCCAGTCGCATGAGGCGATTAAGCCATCACGGGTAGCACGGGCGGCATTAGCGGCCTCTGCATCCTTAGTGGCTGTGTACGCTTGTTCCTGCTCTGCCTTGGTGACAGTCACACCCTCGTCATTAACATAGTCAGCGAACATATCACGCTCGACATACGCTTCCACCCAGTTGCCATTGGCATCCTGAGTAACACCATTACGACTGACCACCTTGTACTCACCAGAAGCCGCTGGAGCAGGAGCCGCCAACACTGGGTCAATTCCTAAGAATTCACAGATGTCAGCAGTCCATACCCGAGGCAGGGATGTGTTGGGCATTGAGCGGCGAATCTCGCCTTGAGTTTTTACAGCACCACTGGTGCGATTACGATATTCAGACATGATATTGATCCTTTAAAAGTCTGTTGAGGGTTAGGCAATTGCCAAGAAGATGTAGCTACCACCACTAGCATTCAAAGCCGCTGGCGCTGATGATGTAACTGTAAATCCAGATGCTAGTGGGTCAATGTAATCTGTGTTAGTAACTTGAGCCGCTGTGCTGTTCAAGAGCAGGTATGGGTCATTGCCACTTACGATCCCCCTAGCTGAGTCCCACACGTACCAATCACCAGATGCATCAGTTCGCTTGATTAATATAAACCTTGCACCTGCGCTGAAGCCACAGTCTACATTTACGTTACTACCAGTTCCGCTGTAGCTTCCCACTTTACTTACACCGGGTAGGCTGGAAAAGAGGTAGGCGATGTAGGTATGGGTACTCTGGTTCAAATCGCTGTTTGTCCCAACCGTAAACACCGATGCAGTAGGAGACGTATTGTTCCAATAACTAATATGAGCATCTAGTGCCGCCGTGGTATTCAACACCATCATTGCCGTATTACCCATTCCAGACGCATACACCTTCCAATCAGCGGCGTTGCTCCGTTTTTTAACAATCATCAACTCAGGCGCAACACCTAAGTTATGCACCTCAGTATGAGCAACACCCGTCCCCGTATAAGCCACCACATCAAAGAAGCCGGGGGCACGTTTGAACATCCAAGAGTAGTATGCTGAGTCTCTTGCTGAAGAGTCCCAGCCATTCATATATCCAAACTGCGCTGCTGAGTTAGCACTTTCTGCCGCTGTACCGGTTGCATTAAGAGTTTCCCCTTGTGTCAGCCTTTGTGCAAAAGTTGTAGCATCGGATACTGTGGTGTGCTTTCTAATTGCCATGTCTACTGGAAAACCTGATATAAAACCCGGTATATCAACACTATTTCCATTATCAACAGAAAAAACCTCAGTCCCAGACTCAGGAGTCTTCATCGGGCGGCGGATGGCTATGTAGATGTAGGTTCCACCAGAAGCGTTAATAGTAGACGAAGACTCAGTTATCTTGAAACCTGTGGCTGTGGGGTGCGTAAAATTAACGGCGGATCCTTCTGCTACGCTTACATCGGCAAATAAATAAGCATCATTACCGCCATTAGGCATTCCTCGCATGGTGTCCAGTAAAAGCCAATTAGATGTTGAATCTGAACGCTTAACTAAAAGATATTGGATCTCATAACCTAAATTAATTTCAGGCCCGTTAGTACTCCCATTACCTGTATAACTCCCACAGCTAATAACATTCTGCTCGCCATCGTCGCCAAAGCCTCCTGCATCGTGTGCGAAGACGTATGCTACGTAGGTTCCACCAGAGGCGTTGACTTGAGAGCTATTACCTAAAGTAATTACTGAGTCAGTTGGATTAACATTTCCCTGTCCATCTACAGCTACAAAAAATACCGCATTAACTTCAGCATCTGTAAGATTAAGACGTAAGAATTTTTCTGCTGTTAAACTTCTATGCCAAGCAGTCCAATTAGATGTGGTATCAGTTCTTTTGATTATGACGCAACCCGGAGTAGAACCTAGATTATGGCTAATAGTTTTACCTGAAATGCCATCACCCGTCCACGTCACCACATCAAAGAACTTTGGAGCCTTGCGGAATGTCCATGAGGCGTAGGTGTAGCTTGAATTATTAGTTCCAAAAGAACTTTCAACAGTAAACCCGTTTGAATTAAATGAAGAAACTTCTGATAAGCCCGACGCCGCTTCAGCGCCGGATGAGTTAGAAGATAAGGTATTAAATGGCGTTCTTGCACTATCAACAAGCCGATGATCTATAGCACCCCTAGACTTAATCCAAACTAACCCACCCTCACCATCAAGGTCAATCCCGTTGTTGATCGTCTGTGTTGAACTGTTGCCAGTATAAAGGTAGGTGCTGAAGACATCTTCAACATACTCACCCCCACCACCAACACCAGCGGCGGCTTGAACTACGTCACGTACTGCCATTACGCCATCCCCAATCCAAGGACAAAGCCTCTCCAAGTTGTGCCGCCGTCTGATGTAAAGAAGGCTAGTGTGTCAACACCAGCGGCTGTCAGTTCGGGAGCCGTTGCCGCCGCCCATGTGACCCCTGAGAAGTACGACAGACCCGCAGAGCCACCATTGGTCACCTCAAGCACAAATGCGCTCACAGAGCCGCTAGAGGCCACGTTGCTGACTGTTAGCGTTTGAGCGCCTGACAAGGTGTAGGTAAAGTAGTTGCCAGCAGACAGATCGATGTCGTTAGCGCCCATTGCCACCTTGGTTTCTTTAACACCCGTCAGCGTAGGGGTTGTTGTAGGGGCTACGCCTGTTAACGTATTATCAGCAAAGGTAATAGTCTTATTGGTTAGCGTATTAGTAGACGTAGCGGTAAGGTAATCACCAGCGTCAATTAAATAGGGGACAGATGTCCACGCAGTAACACCATCACCAATCTTAATCTTACTTGTGTCAGTCTCAGCACCCATCTCACCTAAAGCAAGGATTGGGTTGGCTGTAGTCCAGTTAGAAGCGGTGTCCCGACGAATTTGAATTATGCTAGCCATTAAGCTGTACCTCCGTTAATTACTTGAGAAATTGTATAAACACTATTAGAAAAACCACCAT